TAATTCTTCAACTGTTTCCTCTACTTCTTCATCTGTAATTTCCTCTAAAACAGGTTGTTCAGTGTTTTCTTCTGTAGATCGTTCAACAACCTCTTCTTTATCAGTTGTTTCTTCAGTGATCTTTTCTTGAACATCCTCGGTTTTTGTGTTATCAACTGGTTGTTCATCTTTCTCTATTTTAGGAGGTTTACTTAAATCTATTTTTGTTATGCTATCATCTCCAGCGCTTTCAAATTTTGTTTCATCAACCTGCTCAGTTGATTCTTGTGTAGTTTCTTCAACTACTTGTTCATCTTTTTCTTCCATAATATAATATAATAATAATTAATAAAAAATTTAACTAGGTTCAAATGCACCTAAATTAAATCCTCCGCCTAATATATCATTACCCGCGGATTCAAAGTTTTTAGGTGGTTTTCCACTATTTCTTTGTTCTATAAGTTCACTTTGTTGAGAAGCCTGAATTCTTGTTCTTTCATCTTTACGATCTTCTTTTTCCTTCTCTTTTGTTTTTTTACCCTCAGTCTCAATACCCTTTAATTGCATGTTATATTGAAATTCTAATGCCATTAACTCTTTCTTGTGAGCAACTTCTTGTTGCATTTTTTGAGATTCCATTTGCGCTTTCATTTGTTCGAGTTGAGCTTCAGATTGTGTTAAAGCTTGATTTTTCTGAACCTCTGCTTGAGCCGCAACTTGTTGTGTTTGAGCGTTCGCCTCTGCTTGCGCTTGAATATTCTGTTGTGCTATAACTTGATCTCTCTCAATTTTCTTTTTTCTACGTATTTTTAATACTTGATTAGCAAGTTTAATATTTTTAATCTCTCTAACATCAATAGCATCTTCAAGTTCTATGTTTTGTTGTTGGATTGCCATTTGAATGTTATTTTCAAGCATCATTTTCTCTTCTTCATCTGGCATTAATTCTATAAATATACCAAAATCGTATAAATGCAAATTCTTCATTTCATCTAATGTTGCTACATTATGTGCCCCAATAGCTTGAATGAAAGCATTTTTAGTTGGAGAGTATTCTATAATATCAGATATTCTAAGCGATAAACATTCTGCTATTTCAGCTGTTAAGAATAATCCAGATTGTAGTATATGTCTTGTTGCCGTGTTGGAATTTGCTGCTGCGAGCTTCTGTACACCTACCAAAGCGTTCTTATCTGGCATGCTACCATCTCTAGCTTCGTTTAATCCGGTGACATCTCTAATCATTTGTAAGTAATAATTATAAGTACCTATTAAACTTTGCATTTTTTGTCCACCAGATCCAGATTGTATTTCTTGAATAGGTACTTTGCCAGGATTCATATCACCCTCTGACGTGAAACTCCTCCCTATTACAGAACCTGTTTGGAAGAACATGTTTAAAGCTTCTTGCGGATTGTAGTTAGTTCCATTACCTAAATCAATTTCAGCTAAACCATCAGCATCTAAATAAACACCATCTGGTGTTAATCTAGACATTACTTGTTGTAGTTTTAAATGTGTTAATTGAATCATGTCAGCAAAACCTGTAATACGTTTTACTAAAGAATCTATTTTACCATTATACATTCTAGGTGCTACAATAGCGTAATTCATTTTAACTTTAGTGAAATCACTTTTAGGACGCATCATATTTTTTGCCATCTCCCATTTAAGTAACTCACTTGTACCAAGAATCATAGCTCCATCATATAAACATTCTATAGATTTTGATAATTTAGAATATCCACCTTCTTTATCTTTAGGTGGATTAAATTTATCATCTTTAGGTATAATTTTACTTGCACCAGTACCAGTTTCTTTTACTTTATAAACTTCATTCATATAAGTTTTATAGTTAAAATATAAAACTTGAATTGTATTATTATCTTCTTTATCTACAGAGTATCTTGTATTAACATTATTTCTATTAAACGATTTATTTTTCATTATATCTTCAAGTTTTTCTTGAGATAAATCAGGAAATTGTTTAATTAATTCATTTACTGGAATAGATTTCACTTCACCGACATAATATATATCGTCAAAATAAGGAGAATCTGTATATGAGTACACGAGATTAGCAGGATCAACATAATCAACGACAACACCTTCTGATGTATTAAAAGAAGATTTTACCGCTCCAATACCTAAAACTGTAAGATCATAATAAAATTGTTTTTTAGTTAATTCATATTTATTACCATCAAATAAAACATTTAACGCTTGTTCTTCAGCTAACTCCACAGATTGCTTATAAGTTAATTGCATGTGAAGTTGTAATTCTTCTGGCGTTTCTGGTAATTCCTTTTCTTCACTTTCTTTTGTGTTTACACCAAAATTTTCGGCAGCAAAATTATCAAATTCTTGATATTCCATATCATTAAGTATAGATTCCATATACTTAGTTCTTTTTTCAATACCATATGGATCTTGGGAATAAGCTTTTATATCATATGTTCTTTCAGCTATACCATTAACTACAATATCAACAAATTTAGAAATAATTGGAACTGGTTTCCAATCTAAATTAAGATAGGACAAATCACCATTTATTGATAACTCATCCTTATACTTTTGAATTGATTGCTCTCCACGAGCGTACAATCTTAAATTATGAAAGTTGTTATGATTAGCTCTATATCTATTAAGACTCCTATCGTTGTTAAACCATTCGGTTTCGATAGCTTTAGCCACTTTTAAACCATATTCTTCGCTGCGTTTTTCAGCATCACCTACAGTTTGACTTGGGAAATAACTTTTAATGCCAGACTCTGCCATATTATTCTTTTATTATTTTAGACATACTACCTTTGTTTTCATATTTAGAAATTTGTATGTTTAATTTTGGTTTTTCAATTTTTGCATTTGGGGCATATAAATGTCTATTGTTTGCCATGATTGCTAAACCTGAACTAATAGACGCATCAAACTTTGTACGTTTATTTATATCAAATCTAGTCCAATCATTTAGTAATTCGTTAAAATACAAATCTCCAAATGTTCCATCTTGCTGCATACCTACGTGATCTTGAATATACATCTCGATCGCAGCAGCGTGCGCTTGTTTTATATCTTCGCTAGAGTTAGGAATTCCTCCAACTTCTTTTTCTGCTACAGACAACTTATTCCATATTTTGTCCGGCCTATTCATACTAAACCCTCTATAACCTCTCCTTCTTAAATAATAAAGTAATCTAGGTTTATTATTCTCTGCAAGTATTGGCATACCATAAAAAACTATTGCCATTAAAACATCTTCAAAGAATATTTCTGCTGTTGGTGGTCTTGACAAATATTCTAAAAAGAAACTATTTGCAGGAGCATCTTCCATTGAAAATCTTGTTAATCCATGAAGCGCACCCTTAGAACCTTCTCCGTCCACTGTCCCTGATATATCATATGAATCACATCCAAATGCCCCCATATGCTCGTTACCAGGATATTTTATACCATTCTTAAGTATAACTCTATTTTGTAAATTCGTTTTTGGAACCCAACTTGTTTTAAATCTACCGTTTTGATCCGGATAGAATATAACTTGTGTATCTTTTACCCCATTCACCCATTGGAAATTACCTTTTGTAACCCCAAGGGTTCTAGACATTTCTTCGTTATAATCTATTTGTTCGTATATTTTAACTAGATTAAATATACTCCCTTTTGTTTCATCCCTAAATGCATGCTCAGTAGTTTTAGGGAATTGCCTATAAAACTCATTTAACGCATCATGATCTCCTTTTAAACCATCAGCTTCGTTTTGCCAATGTTCTACAATACCTATATCTATTAATTCTCCATCTGGGCCGAGCACATCGCAGTCTGGTGTATCAAAAACTGGAATTCCGTACTCATCAATAAATCCTTCGTAGTTCCATTCCATTGGGATAAACAAAGAATATAAACCAGACTTCGTTTGGCCATTTCTATTTCTCTTAGTGACATCTGACGCGTTATATAGTTTTTTAAAATTGTCTCCACCTTTATCTAATGCATTTGAAGTTGAGCCCATCATACATTTACCAATAATCCTACTACCTAATCGTAAACATGTTTTTGTAACTCTCCAGTTGTTTAATATATTATCAGGCCTCTCCCATTTACCACTCTCATCATGTACTAATAGGTTTAATTTTTCACCGTCATAACTATTATCTCCAGTATTCTTCCAATCAATAGTTGTATCTAAACCTTGTATATCCTCTAATTTTTCTTTGGATGTAATTTTTTTCCTTGTAAACTTGCTCGCAGGTACTCTATACGCCAACTCTGTTTTTGGACGATCCATACCATCTTGAATCGGTTTAAAAAAGAACGGATAGTTTATACTAATAGGTACGACTTTATCCGTGAACATCTTTTTAGCATCCGCCCCTGTTTTAGATAATACACCATATCTACTATCACTTGCAAGAGTGGCTAAGTTAACGGTTTCTGCAGATGACATGAAAGAAAATCCTGAACGTCTGTTCTTTAGATAGCATATACCGTAACATCTTTTATCTGCTTTACATGCCTCCCAAAATATATAGAACAATCTATTTGCCTCTCTAAAGTCTGGAGCACCAACATCAATTTTACTCCATTGCAAGTACATATAATGTGTACCTACTATATACATTGGTTTACCATTGTTTGTAAACCAAAAACCTTCATCCCTTCTTTTAAACTCTTTATCTATATAATCAAACCACTTTTCTTTATTTTCGTCTGGATATTCTCTCCAATCAAATATATTCTTAAGGCGAGTTAGTTCTTTAGGTGTTTCAAACTTAACCCATTTATCTTTCTCGTGTTTGAATACTTTTTTAGGTACTTTAGGTAATGCTATCTTAAAATTTTGTATTTCGTATATTTCCCCTATTTGCCCGGTTTTAGATATAACAACAAGATCGTGTTCTTTATTATATCCGTATTTCCATTTCTTACCTTTATTAAGACGACTTATAGTCGTTTTTTTAACAGGGTCGATTACTTTATATAAAGTCTGTTCGTACATTATTTAGATCTACCTTCTGCGAATCCTTTAAAAACTTGCTCTTTCTTTTCTTTCGGTTCTTTACCTTCCAAAAGATTCTCTTCCTCTTGTATTCTACTAAGTATTTCAAAAGCATCAAATATGGCGAGTTTCTTGGTAGCGGCAGCGTTTTTAAGTCTGTCGGCTGTAATATCATCTCCACTATCAACAATAGGTTCTTTCGCAACCTTAATAAGTTCATCAACTGCTCTTTGCCCAGCTTGGATTATATTCTTCTTCGTCTCCTTGATATTCATATTTGATAGTTATAAAATTAGATAAAACACGATATAGTCGTTCGCCATCAACAACGAACTCATATTCACTA